TTTATCTCCAAAAATCCATTGACTCTGCTGGTACAAGGAAAGTTTTATGGCAGCAAAACTATGCAATTTCCGATAGTCTTAAAATAAATATGAATGCCGGGGAGGTTGATTTAATTTTAGCGAAAGGTGCAAAGATAACATCTACCATAGTTGCGCCTACAACTGATTATTATAATCCGGTTGGTGAAATAACATTTTACAATGGCAAGCGTTTAACAATAAGTGGAAGTGGGGAGATTTCGGGGAACATGTCAACCACAAATGCTTTCCAAAGTGTAATAGCTATTAGAGATGTATCTGAAGTGAAGATAGAAGATATAACAGTAAGAGGAGGCAAGTATGCTGGTGTAAGAGTTGTTAATTCTGATAAATTGGTGGTAACAAAAACCACAATGGATAGCTGCACTTATGCAAATCTTTTAATAAGCGGTTCAAGCGAAACAACGGTTCGAGATAATAATTTATCTTATGCCGGTTATAATTTGCAGACTGGAGCAGATAGTGGGTATGGAGTTTCATTTATGGGCAGATACACTTACAATAGTATTACCAGAGACAATAAGAACATTACTATTGATGGAAACACTCTTATTCGTAATTCAAGAGATGGGATAGATACACATGGTGGAGAAGATGCTACAATTTCCAATAATAAAATTAATGGTTTTGGTTATAGTGGAATAAGCTGCGTAAATGAATCGGGGGATACTGGTTTTGAAAAGAGAGTTTATAATAGAATAATAGCACACAATACTATTACTCAAGATTCTCTTTGGCTTGAAGAAATAATTGGCGATCAGTCTTGGTATAAAACAGTACAGGGCAGAAATCCATTAGACAGCAGCTTATATTGGCAGGCAATTCTTTTGGGCGATTATCAAGAGAGTATTGGCTATCCTTACGAATCAAGCGGAAGTTGGATAGTTGATGGAAACATTCTTGATACCTTAAATGCGAGAGGTTCGCGTTCACCGATATTTTATTTTAATGCTTCTTCAGAAAAAACTAATCCACAAACGGCATCGGTTGATATTATAAATAATGTGATTATGAATCCTAATGTTACTACGGATTTATTTAGTGGTGAGCAGGATGGTGTGATTTATTTTACTGCTGGTATTGTCCCTCCAAAGTTTGTGACTATTCAAAACAACAAAATTTATGGAACTGGTATAAATGGAATAAAATTATCATTTACAAATCCAGGCGCAGATACACTCGATCACTTTGCAGATACTTTGTATGCACACATTACAAGTCTTAACAATAACCATATTTACGGAACGTTTACTTATCCTTATTATGTAAGCAGCAATAATATCCGCCAAGTAACCAGAGGCAATACATACAATGGTCGCTTAATTGCCGAGATGAATGATGCTTATGATGGTACTTGGGTTAAATTATTAAAAGCAAGATATGTTGGCGATTCTACTACGATAATTGATTCAGTTGAAGTAGATGCAGATGGCGATTTGGTTAGTCATATAATAAAAATTACCACAACTTCAGATGTGGGCAAAGAAATTGCGAATTATGAATTTATTGCAATAGCCAGCAATACATCTTCCACTCCAAGTTTTTCGATAGTAAGCATGGGCAGCTCAAGTCCAAACACTGATCCCGCAACTTACAAACCAACATTAATATGGAGGACAACCGGAAATGTAGGTGTACTAAAATTAATAAGCGCAAACACTTACACCAAACACGATATAAAAGTTGAGCGTACAAGCAGAAACGTACCTTATTGGAGGACAGATTAATGAAACAGGTAATATTATTTATAATTCTATTTTCGTTTTGTGGGTTAGCACAAAACGAAACAATATCACTGCCATTAAAAACCGTCCAATTGTTTGCCGCTCCCATTTATCTTTATGGTGGCAATAGTTTAATAGCAGATTGTGATAGTTCAAATACGTTTTACGTTACTTTAAGTGAGAATGCTGGTTTAACAATCTCAGACATGGTGTCTGGTCAGATAATAAATATTTGGGTGACTAATACAGCAAGTAATTATACACTTGCTTTCACCTCACCTTCGATAACGTGGAAGGATAATACAGCACCTACAATTACTTTAGGGGCTAAGACTGATTTAATTACTATTGAAAAAGTTGGTTCAATATACTATGGAACTTATGTACAAAGTTTTTATTAATATATTATTCTTTAGCGGTTTAATTTATTCTCAGCAAACTGGAGTTGGGTTTTGGAATCCAGCGAATGTAGCGGTTGATACCTCAACTAATATTTATGTTGATGCACAAAACGGAAATGATTCTTATTCTGGTTTAACGAGTGTTTTAGCTAAACAAACTTTTGATGCTGGGCAAGCATTAGTTAATGCAACTACTGATACAATATTTACAACTGGAACATTCGATAATCCTTTTGTAATTACTAAGACTTGCGGATTAGTTCTTAATGCAGTTTTCTATTCTGAATTACTTACTGAATATACTTATGTTGCTGGTGCTGCGGGAGGAACTGTTACTGACATCTATTATCCTACTGATGATTATGATGATGTTTACAGATATGGAACTGGAAGTGGATTTTATCCAAGTTACGATAATCTTTTAATGGGACAAGTAGATGGTTTCGTTTGTTCAGCAGCATTTAGATTTAGGAATATAACAGAACCGTCATCTACTGATAGTGCTAAATTAAGGTTTACTGCCGACCAAAATCAATCTGGTAATACGTGCAAGATAAAAATAATTGGTGAGGATACCGCTTCCCCAGATACAATTTCGACAAGATATTCTTTTGATTATCGAAAGACTAATGCAACAACAGCTTATTATGATTATGATATGCGAACTTGGACTACCGATGCCACAGATACTTTAACCATTACATCTATAGCTAATGAGCTGTTTACAAGCTATGCTTATGCTGGGAGTCAAAATATTGTTTTTTTCTTACTGAATAACGTAAGTGATAATGGAGCAGTAAGGTCAGCATATAGTAATAATACTCCAGCCAAAAGAGCAGAGTTCTTAGTGTATTCAAGTGGTGTGGCTTCAAATACTTATTACTGGAAATCCCAAACAGATGAAGTAATCTCTTTATATTTTGGGAATGAAATAGGCATAGAAGTAGTTGATAAGAGTTTAGTTGATGCGGTTAAAAAATGGTGTCAAAGCGGAGATACTTTATATATTTATGGTGAGACATTACCGCCTTCAGGAAGTGCTGATTACTATGTGAGTCCGTGGGGTGGAGGTGATACATTAAGTACGACAGCAGAGGTTAATGCTTTAAGTTTAATTGCTGGTGATACGGTCGCATTCTTAGCGCCCTATACTTATAATGATACACAATTAGTTGCACAGAATAATGCGGTTTATACCTCCTATGGTACAGGCAGAGCAAAATTACAACTTCCAAGTTTAACAACAAATGATTTTGTTATAAGTGCGGCTTCTAAAAGCGGTGTTGCTGTTAGTAACTTAGAAATAATTGGTAGAAGATGGGTATCCGTAAAAGGCGGGTCAAATTTAACATTTGATAATATCTACTGTCATCATTACTCTACGGCAGAAGATCACTTGGCTTTAGATGGCACTGGAGTATTTTATGGTGATTATACTTATAATCTTTATTTAACAGTTAAGAACAGTATTTTTATTGGCGGATTTCCTCAAGTTAATGTAGCAAATGATATGTTCAATTTTATCAAGTCAAGCTATATTTTATTTGAGAACAATTATTTTAGAGATTTTCCACATTCGTTACTTGGATTTGGTAAAGGTAGTCATCATATAGTGATTCGTGGGAATAGGGTTTATAATACATATCATCATGGATTATATCTTCTCGAAGATGGCAGTTTAGAATATGATTTTGTAGTTGAGTATAACTTTTTTGAAAGAAGCGGGAATGGACAGCGAGGGACGAACAATCCTACATTATATAATGGCGAAATTGGTGCTTTTGGAATGGACTCTTATAATTCTATTTACCGATATAACGTTGTAAAAAGAATGGGTGTACCAAGAAGGAAATGGGATAATCCAGGTGGTGCTCGGTTAAATTCACCCTCACATGATGTAAGAGTTTATAACAATGTTTTTGATTATCCTTACGAAACATTTACGTTAACAACGAACTTGGATGATGGTGATAACCAATTGGCAAATAATTATATTTTTAATAATGCAGTTACAAGAGGTGGAGATACAAGCTGGGTTAGATTCACTGGTGTTAATGCAGATTCAGTACAGATGCTGGTTTGGGACTGGAACACTACTTATAATCCTTCAGGTAATGTTGAAGAGTATAATTATTTTGGTTCGGATGGAAATAATTTATATAGTATCAGTCCATTAATTATAAGAACTACAAATACAACAGATTTTACTGGACACATATTTCAAAATAACATTGATAGCTATTTAGCATATTCGACATTTGATGCACCAGATGATTCTGTTCTTAATTACATTTATTGGGTTCCAGAAACATCACGGGGCGATTTATATGACTCTGTTTTAGTTAAGTATAACGGCAAAGCACCTTTAATAGATGCCGGCAGACCGCATACTTATGTAAGTGGAACTCAGACTAATGATACACTTACGGTGGTTGATGCAAGAGTTTTCTTTGATGGATGGAATTGGTTAGATGGAGACAGTATTAAAGTAGATACGTTTAGAGTTAAGATACTTGGAGTTAATACAACCACAAATAAATTAGCGTTATCTGCAACAGTAACAGCGACAGATGGACAGGGCATTTATCTAATAAATAAGTACACAAACGATGCTTATAAAGGTTCAGAAATTAATATTGGGATAGAATAATGAAAAAATTAATATTTATATTTTTATTTGTTGCGATGCAGATCGCAAATGCACAGTCAAACTTTTGGAAATTCACAGAATTTTTTGATGGCTTGCCACTCGGTTATCAATATTTAAGAGATGTAGATTATGACCGAATAAAAGATGCTGGGGGGAATTACATTTTAGTTTTTAATCAATATTGGACTTATAACTTTAAGGAGTACGAAGATGTTAAACAAACTTATTTTGCTTATGTTTTTAGGGCTGACAACTTGGACATTGGCTCAAGATTCAACGCTAAACTATCATACAACAGACGTAAACACAATTCTCGGACAAGTAGCGGGTAAAATTCCATATTCAGATACGACCACTTCTATTGCAAAACAATGGGAGTTGGATGGGAAGCTTGATGATGCAGATACAGCTTCATTCAGAACGTTTTCTAATTCCAGATATGCCTATAAAAACTTTATGGACGCTTCCGATGGCGATCCAGATTCTGCAATTTATGTAGATGCAACTGGACGGGTAGGTATCGGGCTGACGAGTCCCCAAAGCAATTTACACATAAAATCTCCAACAGGAAATGTTTTTCCTTTTCAAATCACAAGTAGTGATAACCAATACCTACTAACACTTGAGCAATCTGCAACAGGCGGTGCTGGTAGGTTTGACGTTTATGATGCTAATAATGTGAATAAAATTACTTTTAATGGGGGAAGTAATTCTTTTATTAATACAGGCAATTTCGGCATCGGGAATATCACACCTAATAATAAACTTAATGTAGATGGAGCTTTTAATTTTGCAACCGATACAAGTACAGCAGCCCAACCAGATATTTATGATTTAGTTATATCTGGTTTAGCAAGTTATACCACAATTGTAGCGGGCACTCAGGTTAGTTGGATAGCTGCCACCGCAAATACTGGAGCTTGCAATATTCTTATTAATGCACTTGCACAAAAAGACTTATTTAAAAAGCACGATCAAGAACTTATAAGTGGTGATATAGAGGTTGGACAAATTGTGGTTGCAATTTTTGACGGCACCCAGTGGCAAATGATTTCGCAATTGGGACAATAAAATGATTTGGATTATAATAACTGGTTTGTCTTGGAGTGCAGTTTCTGGTAGTTCTGAATTTTACCGAATGAAAGATAGAGTATTTAATAATAAATCAGATAGTAGAACATGGCACACATTAGAATTTTTTGATTCTGGATTAGCTTTGGGAACTGGTATAGCGATAGGATATGATACTTTTGAGAACGAAGATTTATTAGTTGGTGTCTCGGATATTATTCTAACAAGCGCAATTAGATGGATTGTAAGAGACGGAATTTATAATACGAAAAATGGAAATGATTGGTTTCATCGATCACCAGGCACAACATCTGGAATTGAACAATTAGGAACACCGTTAAATAAGTTAATGTTTTTAATCAGTGCAATAATTTTTAGGTTATTAATTCAAATATGAATATATGTGGAAGATAATAATAATTAGCATTTGTATAATTACAATAAATGTAATTGCTTTAATCGGTTATTTAATAGATGAAAAATTTTTAATGGCCTGGTGGGGAAGTACTAATATTTCCTATCCAGCAATAATTTCAAATGTTCTAACAAACTTAAATTTACTAATCCTAATAATGTTGATAGGTAAACTATGGAAACATTCCAATTATTCCAATTAACAGTATCAATTGTTACCATAGCTGCCTCTGGATTTGGTGCTTATATGGGCGTTAAAATTGCAATCACAAAACTTGAGGGTGATATTGAAAAAATAGAAGTTCAAATTAGTGGTCTTGATTCAAGATTAACGAGAGTAGAAGATAAAGTGTTTGAATAAAATGGGAACTTATACGATACAACAAACAGAGAACGTAGATGAAGCTATGGTTATGATATTTTCGGGCTTATTGTACTTTTTAAAAAACCACACAAAGAAAACTATTATTGCTATATTATTAATTTGCGGTTCAATAGTCTATGTTGCATTTGATTATTTCAATAGCGATAAAGTTAAAGTTAAAACCTTAGAACCTTTGACAGAGATTAGTTTGTTTCCTAATTTATATGCACAAGGTAAGAATGCAATATTCCTTGATGGCAAGTATTATGGAGAAGCAGATACGGACTATATTATCTATAAAATTAAGAATACAAATGAATTGATAATTTATAATAAACGCCTAAAATCCGGTTATAGATATGAAATACCGGCATTAGAGAAATTCAAGAAATAAAATTTTGTTCGCTTAAAGAAACAATTCACTAGAGATAGAGCACAAGAAATTAAATAATTGACTCGAAAATTTACTTGAATTTGTTTAGGAATAGTGTAATTTAGTGCAAAGAAAAATTGAAATATTTGTAAAAATAAAAAGAATAGCAGAAAAAATATAACTGTCACGCAGGAGGTCGCGAGTTCGAGTCTCGTCGGCCCCGCAATCATAAACTCCGTAAATGTAAAAGGTTACGGAGTTTTCATTTTTACCTATTGCATTTATCATTTTTGGCGTTGACTCGACTTTTGACTCGATATTGTTCTTCGACAAGCTCAGAATGACATTACGCTACCTCATTCCTTTCTAGCTGATCTGCAATAAACTTACGGTCCAGATGCATGTAATGTTTGCGTAGCGTGCGTAGAGATGTGTTGGTTATTTCGGATAGTACATCTAATGATATTCCCTTCTTTACCATCTCATTGATAAATGTGTGCTTTAATTTGTGTATGCTGTGTATCTTCTCAAGCTTTAAGGTCTGCTGAGCGCGCCGGAGGAACCGTATGCTGTCCTTGTGCGAATAGGGGAATACCTTGCCCTTTTGTTTTATCCCTAGTTTGGTAAAGACGGCTTCAAACCTCGGGACCAACGGAATGGCATACTCGGTGCCTCGTACTTTTACATTACGGAAAATGATAAGCTTATTTTGCCAATCGATATCCTCCCAGTTGAGCGCAATAGCAGTGCTTATCCGGATGCCGGTGTTTGCAAGTAAATAGATGAGTGCGTACTGATGGTAATATTCAACCTTGGATTCGAGTATGGCGTATATCTTCCGCAGATCTTCAATCGGTATTGGGCGGGAAACTTTTTCGACATAAGCAATTCTATCGATAATATTTTCTTTAATCATTCCTTGCTTAACAAAATAATTGAACATCGAATGAAGCGCCCGTGTGTAAATGCTTTGTGAGTTCTGCGAAAGTTTTTCTTTACGGAAATGCGAAAGCAATTGTATGTAATCCTTATGGGTAAAATTGCGGATGACTTTATCACTGGAGGCAGTTACTAAATGACTAACCGCGTATCCGTAAATTATTTTTGTCTGCGGACGGAAATTGCGGTACAACGTGAACTGATTCTTACCTTGAGTAAGTATAAGTGGAAGATCGCCGGGCTTTATAAAATCTGCCGGTACAAAATCGGGATGAAAATTTTTTGCTTCTCTTTGTGCAAGGCGGCGGTTTGCTTGAGTATCTTTTAAATGAAGCGACTTGCGCCGCGTGTACCGTTTATATGAATCGTAAAATTTTAAATATAAATATCCTTTGTATGATTCAACGCTTGCCATCTTTTATTTCTGTTAGCAGTTTTATAATCTCATCATTTTGTTTTGCTCTGAAATTTATTTTGAAGTACCACAGCGCAATATCACGGCTGATCAAAATTACTACAACCAGTATGGCAAGTATTGCAATTAGTGTTGAGTTCATTTTATTTTATTCCCTTTATTTTTAATAAGAGATACAGACCCTACACGCAATTTAACATTTTCTTCTTTCAATTTCTCAACTTCTTTTTCAAGATCCATAATTCTGTTTGCTTGATAAGTAACAAGTGTTTCGCTTACAATATTTTTTTGTTGATCATCACCGTAAACAATAATCCCGGCTGTTCTCAATTCACTCAAAAATTTTGGCGACCGTCGTTTAAGTTTTGCTGAAATATTTTGTTTAGAAGTATTTAATTTAATAGCTAATTCTTCGAGTGTCCCATATTTAGCATAAATAGCCCGCAAAATATCATCTTTTGTAAAATTTTTTACGCTCATAAGTGTTTACTTTATATAATTTTATGGTGTCTATCGTTTATATTATAAAAATAATTGTTGACAAATCGTTTACAATTCATTATGTTTACATTAAAATAATCAATGTTAAACATAAATAAAGAAATGTTAGTCAATAATCAAGCCGTAAAAATAGATTACCGCAAGAAGCGAAACAACCAACCAAATGAATTTGAGAGGGAAGAATTGAAAGCTCGTCTATACAAATTTACCAAAATAATAAGTGTTGCCGGTGTATTTAAGACTAGCAGATTCAACGTTGGTATGGCTTTTCTCGGACGCAATGCACTGCTTATGAATAAAATCAAATCCTACATTGAAAAATATGAAGCAAGAAACGGAAGCGCATAACATGATCTGTACCGAATGCCATAAAAAAGCACCGCAATTATTTGGGCCATACTGGCGCAATGATATTGTTAAGGGTGAGATAACTATCATCGAAAAACATGAACAGATTTGCATCGAGTGTGCTGTTAAACGTGATGGATTTTTGGGACTGGTAACTAAAACTCACGATAAACCAAAAGGATTTTAATTATGAAATACATTTTACTCATTCCAATTGCCGGTTATTATTTGATTAGAGATATGCACACGCTTATCATGCACGATGAACTCATACGCGGATTATCACTCTTCATCTTACTTTTTCTTTTTCTTTTATTCTTTTCAGCTTGGCTTAATATTGCTCGGGAACTTACCCGGGTGAAAAAACAAATAGGCAGCGGAACGTATGATTGGTTGGTAACTAAATGAAAAGATTTATAATTGAGAAAAACCCAAAGGGTGTTGCAATTAAAGATAAGTTTACAGGCAAATATATAATTGATGCTAGTTTAATTGAGGATGATTTTTCTTTTACGATTGCTAAAAAAGAAGTAATTCGTAAACGAGTGTGTCGTTGGGAAACAAAAATAACTTATTCGATAAAGAACAAAAAATGATGCATCGACAAGCTCAGCACTCAAATAAAATATTTCTTGTCAGCCGGATATCATTTCCGGGTTACACAGTTTATAAGTGGTATAACATTCTACTTCGAATTGAATATAAAGTAATTCTTAATTAGGTCAAATGTCAAAAGTCAAAAGTCAAATAATTAATAGTGGTAAAGCATTTGACATTTCACGTCTCACGTTTCACCTTTATAAAAAGTTTTTACGTTTAAGTGCTGAGAGGGAGCTATACACCGTGTCGCAAGCTGCTTTCCGGCTGAATATTTCTAGGAATGAAATCCAAAAGGAGCTTATTGAAAAGGGTAAGCTCACCGTGCTATTCAGAAATGGAAGGCAGTTTGTGGTCGGTGCAAGCATTAAAGAATTTATTGCTAGTGAGCAAGTGGTGCATAGATCAAAATTAACTGCATAATAAAAGGAGTCATCATGGAATCAATTACAATTTTTTTGAGGGATTTTGGTTATTTCAATGCCGGTGCAATATGCGGCGGTATGGTAATTTTCCTTTTTGCTGTGCTTGCTTTCTCTGGTCCGATGTATTGGCAGCAGCAAGATATTAAACGTCTCAAAAATCAAAAGAAAAGTTTAAATGATAGAATTGATGAGTTGGAAAAAGTAAGCGATCTCGCATATAAATTAAAAACTAATGCCGATAAGGATGCTTATCAAGAACGACAGCGTTCTCAACTGCTCGAACGTGCCAATGAGGATCTGCAAAGTACAATAAATCAACTTCAAGCTAAAAACTTAAAGCTATATGTAGAGGTGGATGCGCTTAAAGCGCAGTCCTTTCCGGTTAAACAGAAAATTGCATAAGATGAAAATAAGGATTGAGAATGTCATGCTGAGCTTGCCTGCCACCCCGTTACCTTCGCCGTGGCAGGTCGAAACATGAAGCTTTATAAAAATAACATCCGTGAAAATTTATTTGAAGTAGATGATGATGAAATCATTGAAAACTTTTGCCGGAGCCGTTATGCAATGGATGCCCGGCGTGAATTAAAAGTAAGATTAGTATTATTCATCGCAAGCAGCGATGGTTACCAAAGTACAGTATCAAACAAAAAGGAATTTAATGCGTTGGTTAAAAGGTACAACGTGGTCAATTATAAATTCAAAAAATAATTTGTAAGGTTTATAAAGTTTGAAGGATAAAATAAAAGAACTACCGATACTATTTTCAACCGAAATGGTGAGAGCTATTTTGGATGATAGGAAGACTCAAACTAGAAGAGTTGTAAAAGAAAAGGGAAAAGCATACGGTTTGCCGGGTGATAGATTATGGGTTAGGGAAACATTTGCAATTGTTCAAAGATGAAAATGTGCTTGTGGACCATAAAGGCGTTTGCTATCGAAAAGATGAAAAAGGAACGTTGAGAAAAATGAAACCGAACATAATCAATGGAATTTTGGTTAAAATAAAATGACTGACAAAATCCTCGAAATAAAAAACCGCGTTACCATCTTCGATCTCTGCCGCAATGCCGGACTTGAGGTGCGCGGAAGTTTTATTTTATCTATTTATAAAGAAGAAAAAACTCCATCGCTAAAGATTTATGGCAAAGGTGAATCATATTATTGCTTTGCAACTAATCAAGGCGGCGATGTGATTGACTTTTATGAAGCGCTGTATAATGTGGATGTTACTACTGCTGTAAAAGAATTGAAAGCATTGGCGGGTATAGAAGGAATGCCCATGCTTCGACAAGCTCAGCATGACACTACGGATGTCACACTGATCGATAGTGAGCAAAGTCGAACTACGAAGTGTGATGATGTTATCGCTTGCATGAGCGATTATGAAAAGGATTTATACAACGAACGCATTGCTCAGCTTACCGAACATACTCAAATTGGTTCTTCACCGTATGAGGAAGTGGCTAAATCAGTTGCGTTGCTCGATATCAAAAAGAAACGGCTTGAAAGTAATAAAGATGTATTCGAAGAGTTTTATTATTACTGCATCACTCAAGGATGGGACCAAGCAGCTTATGATTATCTAACTCAAACCCGCAAAATCCGCGCTTACGATGTGGAGGCTTTTAAGCTGTTCTACATTAAAAATTATAATCAAGTAAACAATCATCTTAAAAAAGTTTTTGCGCTGGATCAATTACAGCGCTCCGGCTTATACAATAAAAAAGAAAATGGCTCTGGTAATCTGATATTTTTCAAGCACCCGATCATCATTCCCTATCTATACTACAAAACGGCTTCCATATATTACTTAAGAGGGCGTTTCTTTTCCAAAGATGGCGAAGAACCCAACGGAACTAAGTACATGGGACTCATAAACGATGCGTTAAACGTTAATACAAGCAAGCGTTTTTATAATGATCTGATATTTGATACTATGCTTCCGGGTGAACCGCTTTACATTGTCGAAGGTGAATTTGATGCAATGATAATGCAGGGCATGGGCTACAATGCAATCTGCATCCCGGGTGCGGGCAATATGCCGGACATGAGCAAGTTCAAGAAGTTAAGACAGTTCAAGATAATTGTTTGTGTTGATAACGACTCCGCCGGAAGCAAGCTTTTGGATGGATGGTATTACACTATCCACGGTGAAAAAAAATACAGCGAAAAAAACTTAATGAACATTCTTAAGGAAGTTGGCGTAGATGAAATACACGTTAAGAAGCTGCCAAGTAAGGATGTAAATGATTTTGTAATGAGTTTAACGGAGTGAGTATGGATGAAGTAAAAAAAGATATTGCGGATCGAATCAAGGAAAAAACAGAAGAGTTAAATCAATTGATCAGAATAGCTAAAGAAAATGGATTGGATGTTAGCATTTTCCAGAATAATATGTTCTCAATAAAATTGGAAAATGATGAGAATTATCATATGTGCCGTGCTTGGGTTACTGAAAGAATAGAATATTAAAATTTAATGATAACTTTTCCTAAATACATTTTATTGCAGAAAGATCGCGATGATTATCGTGGTGATTTTGCACAAGATTTTATTAGGGTTGTTAATAATCCAGATATTTATGGAGAATTAAAACAATTAGATACTGAAACATTAATCGGGTTTTATAAAACCCTACCTACTTGGGTTTGTCAAAAAGCAGAGATGGCACTTATAGAATTATGGCAAGAATGGTTAACATATAAACATATAGGACTGAAATATGATAATGAGTCTATTGGTTATTTATACTTCTTAAGAATACCTAATAAACAAGTATTCAAGATTGGTAAGACAAAATTAAATCCAGAAATAAGAAAATTACAGATAGAAAGCGCAGAAAAGATAAAAGTAGAAATTTATAATTGGATAAGAATAAAGAACTTTGATTTAATAGAAATGGAATTAAAAAAATATTTTAAAAAATATCAAATTCAACGCGAATGGTTTCAGTTTGAATTTATTGCTGGTGCTTATTGTGCTGAAATCGATGAGGCAATAGAGGTGTATTCTAAAATTGCAGAAGATGTTGAATTGATGAGAAGTGTTTATGACGAATAAGAATAATCAATAAAATGGAGTTAACAAAAATGGAAGCGCAAGCAAAAAGTGTGAAAGAAAAAAAGTTAGTTGCCTATCTAACAAAAAGAATTATAGACCTTGAAAAAGAAAATAAGGAGTTGATGAAACGAATATCTCAACTCAATCCTAAAGTTATTGTTTTAAGAAATCACCAACAAAGATCAATTATATAAATGGATCTGACTGAAGCATTAGAATTGGATTTTGAGATAGTGATAAAAGAAACCGATAAGGCATATCAGATACACTTTAGCACATTGGAAATACATTGGGTGCCTAAGAGTCAATGCCGCATATTAAACAACATTCTTTACATGCTGGAGTGGCTTGTAAAGGAAAAAGGTTTGGAAGGGTTTGTACTGCCATGAAAAATAACTTCGTACAATATCCCCTCTTGGGAGGGGACGAAGGGGTGGGTTAATGAAGCTTGACTCTGCCCGATCAATCGCACAAAAATACATGCTGCAGCTTGAGCCGTATTGCTTAAAAGTGCCTAAGCTAAATGCAATTGTAAACCGCATTAAGATTGCCGGGTCAATTCGCAGAGAAAAGGATGAAGTAAAGGATATTGAGATAGTGTGCATCCCGGATCCCGATAAGATATTTGAGTTTGCTCAGTTTGTTGATGGCTTTAAGAAAGTTAAGGGTGAACCAATCGGCAAATACACTCAAAGGGAATTACCGGAAGGAATAAAGCTCGATCTTTTTATGGCGGATGAAACTAACTACGGTTTAATAACAATGATACGCACCGGCTCTTGGGAGTTCAGCAAAAGAATGATGTGGGAATGTATAACCAAGGGCTTCTATGTTAAGGGTGGATATCTGCACAACACTCAAACCGATGAGATCGTAAGTGTGCAGGATGAGGAGGACTTCTTTAATATCTGTAACATCAAATATGTGGAACCTAAACAAAGAATTAATTAACTCACGTAATGCTAGATTAGATGATTGACCAGCGGTTTGACATAACTTTGGAATATAGTGACCGAGTAATATCTAAAGTATTGCTTGCTGATATATATAACCCCATCGATGCACGGACAATGTGGGCTGAGTGGAATGTATTCATAAAACATAAGATCAGTATTGAAGGATGGCAACGTACAGTTGGAAAGATAATTAATGCATATCAGTTGCTTCAAGAAGAGCGAGCGCGTGAAGGAAAGCCATTTAGTTTATTGCTATCATCAAGCAAAGGCTATTATACTTCTAAGAACAAAGAAGATGCCATAGAAGGGCTTACCTTTTATGATAAACGATTTGAGCCAATGTTTTTACGCCGTAAAATGCTTAAGAACTTAATTAAAAGAAAGTATGAGGTTAATGTTGATCATCCATCCCAACCCGGACAGCAGGGTTTATTCCTATGAGTGAAATATATAAAAACCGTTATGTGAGCACATCCTTCTGGACTGATACCTACATCCTAGAGAAATTAGATCCCATTGAAAGGCTGCTCTATCTATACCTAATTACTAACGACAGAAGCAATATAGCTGGCGTGTACGAGCTATCTGTTAAGAAGATGGCTAATGAGACGGGCATTGAGAAAGATAACTGTGTGCGCATTCTAAAGCGCTTTGTGGATGATAATAAGATAGCATTGCCGGAAGGATGGATTATCATTTACAACGTGTTCAAACATCAAACATACAATCCCAGCATGATTAAGGGTGTTATTAAAATCATAAATGAGCTACCTTTAAGCATAACGGGATTACAAGTGTTTAAGGATATATACTTGCCAATATACTTTAAGTATTGTCACGAACCCGATATGTCTGGTAGGCCTATAGACAGGCTGGGTACAGGCTCGACCATAATAAATATAAATAGAAATATAAATAGTATTAGTGAAGAAGGTAAGGATAATGTTAATAACTATGTGGATAACCCAGCCGTAACGAATGTGGATAAGCTCTTTAACATATGGAATCGCAAACCGTTCGAACATGAAGTGGATGAGTGTAATTCAATGATAAGTTTATTCGGATATAAGATAGTCAAGAAAGGATTTGATGCTGCTAAGAACTATAAGGTATTAAACCTTAATTACGTTATGGGTGTGTGCCGCCATGCAAAGCCTGAAATAACTAAAGCCATCAATGAATTTAGTTTCTTAACAAAGGTAAATGATGCTATCAAGCAACAGCAACATTAAATTTTGTGGGTCCTTTTGGCACTTTTCAAATACGGATACAAATGAATTGCAGGGTTCAGCTAGATATAGGGTTGGAAATGTCTGCCTGATTCTGACTATTTATTGCGATTATGATAAAAAATAGAATAATAAAAACAGCGTTAATTGATTGGCATTCTGTTAATTGGTTACAAGATGGACTGAAAACTTCCACTCCGGATAACCTTACAAAGCTTAAGAACAGCATTAAAGCTAACCAGTTTATTATGCCGTTTACAGTTTGGCAAGAAAATAAAAAGCAGCTATGGATTTTAGACGGCCACCACCGCAAGCTTGCTTTAGAGGAACTAGAAAAAGAAGGAACCGAAATCCCTAAACTACTGCCGGCTAATTTTGTGGATGTTGAAAACAAAAAAGAAGCTTGCAAACTGGTTTTACTTTACTCTTCCCTTTATGCTGAGATACAAAACAAAGGGCTGGAGGACTTCCTAGCCAACAGTAACCTATCCTTAAATGAGTTGGTAAACGAAATTAACCTTCCGGATGTGGACCTTACCGAGTACTTTAAACAAGCCATTCCCGAAGAGCAGCTTGATGATGCACCCGAACCGCAAAAAACTGCACTAAGCAAACTGGGTGATTTGTTTTTGATTGATGGAAAACATAGGATATTGTGTGGCAGTGCATTAAAAGATGAAGATGTCAAGAAACTAGTTTATAGTAATATTGTAGATTTAGGTTTAACAGATCTTCCATATAATATTGGGTATAGTTATAATAAATATCAAGATAAAAAAAACAAAAATGAATATGCTGATTTTTGTTCGAAGTTTTTAACTAATCTTGAGAAATATTCAAACAAAATATTAATATTTCCTGGACCTCAAAATCTTGTAATGTGGATTAAGATCAAAGAACCGAGATATATTTTAAGTTGGTATAAAAAGAATTCTCAGAGTGGTTGTTATTTGAGGGGGTTAAATAGACAGGAACCAATCCTCTTGTATGGAGATTATGAAAGCATTTTGTTCTATGGGGCAATTGATAAGAGAGTTCCTGAAGATGTTTATAAACAAATTGAAGATGGGGATAGAAGTGATGTTTATAATATTAGAACTGCTTTTCTTGAAGATGCAAATGATGGGTTAAGAGAACTACATACTTGTCCGAAACCAGTTAAATTATTTTGTAAAATGGTTGTTGATTTTACAAGAACAAAAAATGTTGTTTTGGATTTGTTTTTAGGAAGCGGGACTACTTTAATTGCGTGCGATAGAGTAGATAGAATCTGTTACGGAATGGAAATAGATCCAATCTACATTGATGTAATACTCCGGCGATATCATAAACTTTACCCGGATGCAAAAGTTGAGTGCCTTAACCGCAAATTTGATTTTGATAAACTATGGCAGAGCTGATAAACTCAAACATACTTGAGCAATTCTTTACTGTAAATGCAGAAACAATTTCCGCATGGACCCGCAAAGGTATGCCCAAAGAATCCGGCGGCAAGTTTGACTTTATCAAATGCGTAAAGTGGCGCATCGAGCAGCTTGAAAAGGAAGTACAAAAAGGCAACTATCTTTCCCGGGAAGAAGTTGCTGCGCTCCTCGGTTACAAAAACGAGCGCTACATTAACGAACTTGAAAACGAATTCGGACTGCCGAAGGACCAATTCAATAAATATGATGTGCGCAAAGTTGTTAAATGGTTTATTGAGTACAAAGAAAACATGCATCAAAAAGAAATCCTTAAAATTAAAGAAGGTAACAACCGCGACCGGCTCGATAAAGCAAACGCCGAACTAAAAGAGATTGAGCTTTCCATCAAGCAAGGCTCCTTAATCGAAGCCAGATATTTGCAAGATGTAATTGAGAACCAAGCCAACATATTTATTAACGGAATCCGGGTGTTGGGTACAAAAATCCCAAACCTATTAAACCTTACACCGCAGCAAAAAGAAGTGCTTGAGGTGGAACTAACTAGCATAAGAGAACAAATTGCAGCTTTACCAACAGACATATCAGCTACCGCCATCAATATCAGCTGAAAACATTTCAGCTATTATTGAGCGTGTGCGGCGAAAAATAAAGCCTCGTGCTTTTTTAAACCCGGCGGATTGGGCTGATCAATACTATATCATTGCCGAAGGAAGCGCCAAAGGGCAGCGGTGGAAAACTGAGGATGTAGAATACACCCGCGAAATACTTAACGCCGTTGCTGATCCGGCCGTGGAAGAAATTACTGTGATGACATCTTCACAAATACTTAAAACCACAATCGGACTTATCATAGTATCATACTTTATTGAGTATGATCCATCACCAATGCTTCTGCTGTTACCTACAATTCAAGCCGGTGAGCAGTACAGTAAAACAAAACTGGAGCCGACACTCTACCAAATTGATTCCATCAAAGAAAGATTAGAGCGTAAAAGCAGAGACGGCAAAAACACAGTGCTCTTCAAAGAGATAATGCCGGGAATATTTTTGATTATTGCCGGTGCAAACTCACCGGTGGGCTTAGCTGCTAACTCCGTGCGTGTGGTAATTGAAGATGACATCGACCGCATCCCGGTTAGTGCCGGTGATGAAGGGGATCCATGCTTTCTTGCTGAGCAGAGAATTGAATCCTACCGGTTGCACGGCAGTAAAATAATTCGCTTCTCAACTCCAACTAACTCCGGCAAAAGCAGAATAGAAGCGCAGTACAAATTAGGCACGCGTGAAAAATTTTATGTACCTTGCCCGCATTGCGGATACATGCAAGTGCTGAGGTTCTTCCCAAAGTATGATGAAGTCTCAAAACAATTTTACGGCGGTTTAATTTGGGATAAAGATACCGATCTGATGGGTAAAACTACTGCTCACTATCCCAAAACAGCGCGCTACAGATGCGAAGATTGCCGAAAAGATATCGATCATCTTAGCAAAGCATTGATGCGTAAGAGCGGTAAGTGGGTTGTGGACAATCCCAAAGCAAATAAACACCGCTCCTTTGGTGCAATTGGCAGACTATACACCTCACTATCTACATGGGAGCAGATGGTTGATGAGTGGCTTAAAGCAAAAGCAGATCCCGAACTTACAAAAGTTTTTTATAACACCGTGCTTGGCGAAGTGTATGAGGAAGATACTTCACAAAAAATTGATCAAGAAACCGTGATGGCTTATACCGAGCATTATCTGACTGATAAGGACCCGGACTTGCCGAACGAAATTCTTTTCCTAACCACCGCAGTGGATACACATCCGGACAGGCTCGAACTATCTACAGAAGGATGGGGAATTGGTGAAGAAAATTGGCTGGTTCACTACGAACAAATTTGGGGTGATACTGATAAAGATGAAGTATATGAAAAATTAAACGAATATCTTGAACGTAAATGGAAACGCAAAGATGGAGTTGAGCTTATCCTTGGTGGCTACAAAGACAACCGCAGATACTATGCTTGTTTGTTTGACTCTGGCGGCTACATGAAAAATACGCAATCGGTTTACGATTACACACGCGCACGTCAGCACCTTGGAGTGATAGCAATAAAAGGACGTGCCGGCAATGGCTTCCCGATATTACTCAATCAATCTTTAGTTGGAAAATACCGCGACACTATTCTGCAAAACTTGGGAGTAGATACAATCAAAGAGCACGTATGGCAGCGCTTGCGTTATAAACCGGGTGGACCAAAGACAATCCATTACACTTCTGCCTTTTGCGATTTCAGATACTTCGAAGGATTATTTTCCGAACCGCCAAATACAATTTATAATTCTCGAACAAATACTTTAGTAGTTATATGGAAAAAGAAAAGAGGCGCACGCAACGAACCTTGGGATCTAAAAGTTTATAACTATGGAGCTATGAAACTTGCATCGCCAAATTTTGAAGAAATAAAAGAATTGTACGATACTGTCACTCTGAGCTATAGTGAGCATAGTCGAACTACGCCTCGCATTAATCAAAATCTTAAATCCTATAATGGATGGCAGAAAAAAATATAACGAGCTTTGCATAACCCGTAAACGGGCATAGTAAAAATAAAATTTGTTCTTTGACATTTTGAATTGACTTTAACAAAAACAAAAACCCGATAAAGAAAATTTATCGGGTTGATGCAATAGTTATTTTGCTTTTTGCCGGGAGTTGTGTTTTAATTTTCCTTCTCGCAAAAGGTTGTAAAGAAGTTGAGTTTGCTTTGATGGAACACGTTCACCGTTTTCATATTTGCTTACAAGGTTTTGAGATGAAAGCTCTAGCAAAGAAGCAAGCTGAGCTTGTGTAAGCCCAGCTTGGAGACGGATGTCTTTAAGTTGTTGAGGTGTCATTTTGCAACCTTATTATTATGACAGTCTCTACCGTAATTACATAGTGAGCAATTAGAGCAGCGGTCAACGTTTGGTTGAGAGCAATATCCATCAATACGATAAGCACCGTCACCGGTTAACCCTCTTAAATCATTTTCGCAATCGAGGTCAGTTGCGCCAATCATTTCATCTGGGTGGGTATCCCATGTTGACATATATAACTCCCGGCGTGTGTAATTGATAGTATCTAACATTATAAGTTCTCCTTATATTTTAGGTTATTAATTATGCCATCAATCATCCATGTCATGTCTGGAGCGAGGGTATCAATTTTTAACCTTACTGATTTATTGTTAGTAAGGTTTGTGCAGATAAGTTCTATGTTTACTTTTTCTCCCTCGCTTGATAATATCTGTATTTTAACATTATTGTCTTGAGTATCGGTATAAATACCAGATTGCAGGTCAAAGGCAACAGCTTTGTTATATGAGGGTTTTTCGTAATGATAAACTTTTTCGATTGGGATGTCTTTTATTTTGTTAATGTGTATCATTTTTTAATCCTTTTTTGTTTTGTTAAAGTCAATCATAATGTCTATTGTTAATATATACTATGTATATATCAATGTCAAGTGTTTTTGAAAATAATTTAAAATATTTTTTGTCTTGTCTTAAAAAGGAAGGCGAGGCAAAAAGTCAAAATAACTAGTAACTAATCCGCAAAAGGAAAAACATTGGATTTTACTCATTATTACGGTAAACATAAACGGAAAAATAACATTGTACTACAATCAAATGTAGTACAAACAAAAATAAAAAAGTATCAATTCAGAGCCGATATTGAATTGGTGAAGGATATTGAAAACTTTAAAAAAGAAATGAATCAAAGTGATTCTAAAGTGATCACCGATATTCTCAATGATTTTTTCCTTACTAAAAAATTACGTGAACAAAAAGAAGATGTTGAACATTTTTTAAAATTTGCAAATAGGAAAACAGCGTGAGGAATCCTCTTCTAACCGATGGCCAAAAACTCCAGCCGCTTAGTGTATGGAAAAAAGAACTGTGCGGTTACACTTTTGAAAAAAATGATATAAATTATTGTGTGCTGAATTGTAACCTTGAACTTAAGCTTGAACTTATTAATATTAATACACTGCCGCGCAAAGATTATGAGAGAGAATATAAACGGCTTAAAAGATTTAAAAAAATATACGGACTAAAAGTGAACGAACTTGCTAAAATAAAATTTACAACGGAACGCACTGTGTATAATAACTTACAAAAATTTGATATTATTCCAGGCATATCCCCGCTCTCAATAAAATTTAATCAAAAAATATTTTTATGGAATCCATTACGTAACAATATCCCCTCCTTGGAGGGGAACGGAAGGGGTGGGTTGTGAACATTAGCATTTCCTCCAACATAAAACAATTTGTAAAAGTGCTGCAGAAAGAAATTGCCCAGCAAGACAAAGCATTTTATTCTGCAATAAAAAAAACTGCTCAACAAACCGAAACTTATGCTAAAAAGGAAACCCGCAATCAATATAATATTAAGTTAAAAGATCTAAATAAAAATATTTGGATTACAGTACGCAAACAATTAGATGGCGAGTATGTCGCACGCATTGCTGCCAATAGAGATTTGCCGCTTATTGCTTTTGGTGCTAAGAAAGTTCCCCAAGGTGTTTCTGTTACTGTAAAAAAAGGACAGCAAAAAATTATTAAACATGCTTTTATCGCTACTATGATATCTGGACATAAGGGCGTCTTTCAAAGGTATAAAGGAACCGTGAAAAGTTCTAAACGTAAAGTCGCTAAAAATTATGTTTGGGATCGTACTGCTGGCGAGAATTTTGTTCCCAGATTACCAATTGATGAATTATATTCTAAAGGTGCTGGTCATATTATTACTCAAAATATTTTTAGAAAAATAGGCTTGTTCGTTCGTACAAACTTTCCCCGCATACTTCAAGATAAAATACGGTACTTTACACAGCTAAAAAAATCGTGAAACGGAATATCTATAATAAATAATTTGCTTATTGCCTACTGCCCATTGCTTACTAACCTCCTCCCCCTTCATAATTTTGTCCACTTTATCATTTCCTTCCTAAAACTTATCATTGTATAGAATTAATTCACAATCCCAAGTTTAATAAAAAAAGCGAGCGTGTCATCTTGAGCTTGTCGAAAGATGTCGAAGCATGAACGAACCCAAAACAATTTACGCCGGTGATAAAGTCGAGTGGACTGAATCCAACTCCGATTACCTTGCCTCTGCGGGCTGGACCTACAAAGCGCGTATCATCAATTCTGCTGGAAAATTTGATATTGACTCAGTTGCCAATGGCGATGATCACGATGTAACACTTACTCCCGCTATTACTGCTACATACACTGCCGGCAAGTATATGATGCAGCCATACTACCAGCATACCGATGGTACAAAACAATATCAGCCAAGATTTGAAATTGAAGTATTCCCGGATTTAGTTGCTGCCACTACTTACGATTACAGATCCCACGCACGCACCGTGCTCGAAGCATTGGAAGCTGCAATAGAAAGCCGGGCAACAAAAGCGCAGATGAGCATTTCTATTTCTACACCGCAAGGTTCGCGTGCATTACAATATTTAACACTAGAAGAATTAATAAAAGCAAAAGAATACTATCAAGGATTAGTTAACTACGAAGAAGAAAAAAATTTAATTGATGCCGGACAAAGTCCCGGCGGACGTGTTCTAATACAATTTGAATAATAAAACTCCGTGTCTAATCCCCTCCTTGGAGGGGAACGGAAAGGGTGGGTAAATAACATTTGATATCTAACAACAATTTAAAATTCACAAGGAGTACAAAAATGAAACGATTCATCTCTCTCTTCGCAATTATGGTAATTGCATTTTCAAGTTTATTCTTGAACATCAAAACACCCGCACAGCAAGCAGCCGATCCCTACATAATAAACTTTGGCACTGTTGCTAACAGTGTTGATGAAACTGGCTATTTCCATTTTGGAAGATATGCACAAAAATTAGGATTTACAGCAATTGATTCAATTCAAATATCGTTATTTGTTGAAGGTGAAATTGATATTGATTCGCTCGATTGCTACCTCGGGGTAGAAGGAGTAAATACTAACGTTGCCGATGATGCTTATACGGCTACTGCATTAACATACACTGTAACATTAAATGTTGCTGCAGCCGCCGAAGGAGTGGAAAGATTATTAGTTGACAATGCAACATTACTTACAAGCGCTGCTATACGCGGATATAACTCAGTAAAAATAATTACTCGCGGTGCAACAGCTGGCAATGATGCTACTGATCCTAATAAACTTTGGGTAATGTTTTTTATCTACGGTAAAAAAACATAATCAAAAAAACGTACTCTTCCCCTCTTAAGAGGGGCGAGGGGTGGGTAAATGCTAGGCATAGTAACACAAAAATATCACAATTTACAAATCGAATCCTTGAAAAAAGAATTCGATGAAAAGCTAAGCGATGTCACTCTGAGCTTGTCGAAGAGTGAAGGGGTGCGTTCCTTCAACATGGCTAAGATGGATCGCCTTACTGCCGACTGGCTTTCCTTTGTCCGTGATTTTAATTACGACCTAAAAGTTGGAGGCTCTCGTTTAATTGCACGCGCACGCGAACTTTACCAAAACGATCCCTACGCAAAAAAACTTGTTACCGAAAAACGCAAAGGTATTGTAGGACCAAAAGGATTTGTACTGCGTAACAATGCCGGTGAATTCGGAATACAAAACGGCGGTTATAAATTTATAAAAGATAAACTTGCTAACGGAATAATCAACGAGCAATGGTGGCAGTATTCTAAAAATAAATACATCACGCTCGAAGGCGATGAATCGCTAAGAGCGCATTGCGGCTCATTACTTAGTGCTGTTATGATTGATGGTGAAGTTTTTATTAAAAAACTCTCGGGACCAAAGTTTAATCCATTCGGATTTACCACACAAACTATTCCCGCTGAACGCTGCGCTTGGACTCTTAATCATGATTACAACGGCAACCATATCATTATGGGAATTGAAGTTGATAACGAATGGCGCAAAGTAGCTTACTGGTTCCGCAAAGGTAACCCAAAACAATTTGTGGATTATGGCGATAGCTGGTCAAACAATTATGAGCGAATTGAAGCAGATAAAATTATTCATCTCTATGTAAAAGAACTCCCCCATCAATTGCGCGGCGTTACACTTTTTGCGCCGGTTGGTATCCGCTTACGAATGCTTTATCAATTCGAGGAATCGTCCCTAATGCGTGCAAATGTTTCCGCACGTGTACCCGGTATGATATCCAAACAGCCCAATGTAATGGGTGCAAATAGTATTCCCGGTATGCAAGTTCAGCAGAAAGATGATAGCGGCGATTGGATTATGCAGCTTGCCAACGGTGAATTCCTAAAAGTTAAAGACGGTTATCAAGTAACAAACCTCGAATCAAGTTATCCTCATCAGCTGCAAGGCGATTTCCAGAAGCACATGCTGCGCAGTATATCTGCCGGTGGTGATATTGGCTTCTCAACCATGTCGAATAACTATGAGGCAGTTACTTGGCACAGCGGGAAGCTTGAAAAACAAAGTGAACGCGATGCTTATGTAGAAGGCCAGAATTGGGTTGTCGAAAATTACTTAAACCATATTTATGGCGACCGGCTGGGATGGCTCGAAATGGCTGCACTTGCCGGAAAATTTATTTTACCATCCGGTAAAACACTCCCGGTACTTGATAAGCTTGAAAAATTTAACCAGCCATTATTCTATGGTCGTTCGTGGGAATACACAAATCCAAAAGAAGAACGCGAAGCTAACATAATGGCGGTGCAGAGCTTTCAAAAAACATTTGAGCAAGTATTAGGTGAGCAAGGAATAGATCTTGAAGAGCATCTGGATAACATTGCTGCAGAGCGCCAAATGTTTAAAGACAAAGGGTTAGATGAATTTTATACTTTATTTATGACAAAGTACCCCACAACTCCAATAGGTGCAAGTGAGGATGATGCGGAAGATAAAGATAAAGATAAAGATGAATCAACAGTAGGCGACAAGGATAAAAATAAAAAAGAAAATATGGAAAAAATATCTTCGATGTTACAGAGATTATACTTACCGGTAAATTCTCAACAGCCGTTATTAACTGCCGATGAAGCACGCATGATAGTTAATGTTTTAGGTGCTGGTTTGGAAGGAACTGCTCACGATCCTAAACCTATAGTAAACCAAAATAATAATTCTGGCGAAGAAGATAATAAAAATAATAATACCGCTTCTGGCGGAAATGGCAATGGAAAGGCCCATGCTATAAATGTTCATTCATAATAATAATGTCATGCTGAGCTTGTCGAAGCATGACGTCACACTTCGACAAGCTCAGTGTGACAATGAAAAAGAAGGTGACTTATGAAAGATGGAAACCTAAACACAAACAAAGATTTTACGGGATGGGAGTCACGAACCGCAAGGGCTGTTCCCGAAACATTTAAAAAAGACGGCAAGTCCGTTATAGTGGAAGCAGTGATAACTACTGAACAGCCGGCTATTGTTGCCGATTGGGAACGGTGGGAGCTTGTTCGCGAAGTGCTTTTAATGGATGGTGTTGTTTTGCCCGATACAAAACAAGTGCCTTTGCTTGATACTCATTCACGCTGGTCAACTAGTGATGTTAAAGGTTCAATAAGAAACTTGCGCGTGGAAAAAACCGATCTTGTTGGTGATGTTTATTTCTGGAGCAAAGCCGAAGATGAAATATCGCAAGTGGAGGAGGGACATTTGACGGACCTATCCGCCGGATATAAAACATTTGGAAAAGAATTTACTGTTGAAATTATGCCGGGAAAGAAACAAGAAATTAACGGCAAAACATTCGAAAATAATTTTGATGATGGTTTGCGAATGTTGATCAGAACCAAGTGGGAAATTAAAGAAGGATCGCTGGTTCCTATTGGTGCAGACAGCGCATCTAAATTCCGTTCCGATTTACAGCCAAGTATCAAATCAGAGGATCCCGATCTTCAAACAAAATTAAATGAATTCGCTAACGATATTAAATCAATTAAATCTGAACTTAAAATAAAACTAAACAAGGAGACTCAAATGAACGAGAACGAAAAAACTCTGGAGCAAATTCAGAAAGAAGAGAGGGAAAGAATTCAAGGCATCGATGAAATAGCCGGTGCGCTTGTAAGTCAAAAGCTTTACAAAGGCGGAAAGGAAGAGCTTGCAAAATTTGCTGCTCAGGCAAAAACCGAAAGCTGGTCGGTTGATAAATTCCGTCAGCATGTTTGGGGCAATCTTAAAAATGAAGATATTACCCAAACTGCCGTTACCGATCTTGGCATGAGCAAAAAAGGAATTAAAGCGCTCAGCATCGGCCGTGCACTCGCTGCTATGGTTGAACTACGAGGTGGTAATTTAACCGCTTGGGATAAATTCAAAGCCGGTGCCGAAAAAGAAGCTATTGACGAAGCTACAAAACAAGCAAACATGATACCGGGATTCAAAGCAAATGGTATGGTGCTTCCGCTTGACTTCTTTAAGAACCCCGATGTTATGCGCCATTCACAAGTGATGAAAGCTGCAGTGCGCAATCACATGAAAAATTATGGCGGTGATTTCGGCAAGCGTGCTTCCGATGGCGTTAGCGTAAGTGATGCCACTTACTTGATCGGCACTGAAAACATGTTCAACGAATTCATTGATGTGCTGAGAAATCTTGGCGTTGCCGGTCAGTGGGGTGTTCGAATGATCTCCGGTGCAAAGCAGAATATTTCCGTTCCTAAGAAAACATCAACCGGAACTTTCCATTGGGTTGCTGAAAGTGGAACCGGAACTGCTACTGATTTTGTTATCGGGCAATTAACAGCTACGCCGCATAACGGATGGGCATCAATGAAGTACACTCGTCAAGCTGCATTGCAATCCGTACCCGCTCTCGAAGCTTTGATAATTGATGACATTCTAAAAAACGTTATTACCGGAAGAGACTCTGCGCTTATTAACGGTGCCGGTACTTACGAACCAGATGGACTCTTAATTACCTCCGGCATTGGTTCTGTTGTTGGTGCTTCATTCGATTTGGATGCTTTAATTGAATTCTGGACTGATGTAAAAACAAATAACATCAACACAGATAACTTACGATTTGTAATGAACGCACTTGTTGCCGGTGTTTTAATGACACGCCCGGTTGTTGCCGGCGGCTACCTCGGAATGCTGTTCGATTATGCAAGCAGAATTTCTGCTCCTCCGATTATATCCGAACAATCACCCGCAAGCACTTTGATCTACGGTGACGGCTCGGAAGCTTGGATGATCGATTGGGGTATAATTGATCTGCTTGTAAATCCGTACAAAGATGATACCGGTGATATTGTAATCACTGCATTCACCTCAATGGACGTATTGTTCTCAAGAGTTACTGCATTCTCCGTAGCAGCAGACGTTAGCTAATACTTCGACTAATCCCCGCTTTTGGCGGGGATTGCTCAGTATGACATTCGTATTGTCATCTTGAGCTTGTCGAAAGATGTCGTAAAATGAGGTTCTGTTGACTATAAGTGTAAAAAATATTCAATCATTAATTATAAATGGAGATAAAATCATGGCAGAGGGAAAGACTCCTCGTGTAGATGAAGTTGAAGAAGTTCTAGTTCTTAAACAGCATCGAGCAAAACCATCGGGCGCATTAATAGCTAAAATATTTTACCCCGGTGAAAAATATAAAATATCCGGCTTAGATAAGCTGGAAGTGCTTGCCGGCAATTGCACCCGCGATCTTAAAGCGGTTGTTCCGGACAATGCAAAAAGAAAAGCTCCTAAAACGGGTGATGAAAAGTTTGTTGACCCGGTCACTAAGCTTAGTGCAAAGTTAGACAAGCTTCTAGACCTTGTGGAAAAACTTCTTTCAAAAAGATAATACTACGATTCACACTTCGACAGGCTCAGTGTGACAAGCGTACTGTCATCTTGTCCAAAGGACTCCTTTCGGAGAGCTTGTCGAAAGATGGCGTAGAGTTAGCATAGAAAAATAAATGACACTTATTGACAGCACATTCAACTCCGCATTTATAGACACTAACGAATTTGCAGTGTCGGCAAATCCATCGTGGTCGGCTACAGATTTTAACGGTATACTTTTTAAGCCGGGTATGGAAATTATGACTGCCGGCGGAGTTATTGAAACTACCGATCCAGTTTTTATGTGTAAAGATGCCGATGCTTCCGGTGGTGATCAAGGCGATACTATTGTGATTGAAACTGTTACATATTATGTAATTAAAATTATTCCCGATGGACTTGGAATGACATATTTATATTTAAGCGAAAATGCTTCGCCGTAGTGTCATGTTGAGCTTGTCGAAACATGGTGTCACACTTCGACAAGCTCTCCGAAAGGAGTCCTTTGGACAGTGTGACATATAATAAAAGGATACAATGGCACTACCCGATATAAAAGAGCACACAATAATCGAGGCAATAAAAACGCGGCTTGCTGCTATTGTTGCCGGTGGCAGCACCTATTACACTACCTTCGATAAAGTTGTAGATAACATGCCGGGCAATGCTTCTTTCGATAAAGACTTTACAAAAATTATTAACATACGCGAAACGAATGATACACTATTAGAAGAGCTTGAAAGTGCCGGTACACTGCATGATATTGGACTTGATATTGACATAGATGTAATTGCTAAAGGTGCTGCTGTTGCGGACATACGTAAAATGAAAGCTGATATACTTAAATCAATAAATACCGATCTTACTTGGAGCGGAACTGCATTTACTACACAATACCGCGGTTCACAGCGCAACAAAACAGATCAGTTCGGTAATAAAATTGCTGACTTAACAATCTCGATCACAGTGCAATATCGTAAAAATGCGTGGAGCACAGGGTAAACCTCTCCCTCACCCTCCCCTTTAATAAAGGGGAGGGACGGGGTGGGGTTCAGAAGGACAAACATGGAAACAAATATTAGCAATCATTTAGACATAAACATTCAGAACAATATGCCTTGTGGGTCCTACATAATCCGCAAAGATGGCAAGCTTATTCCTAACCTTGAAGATGAAGCAATGATGCTTCGTCAGGCTCTCCGGGAGTCCTTTGGACAGCATGATGATGTCACTCTGAGCTTGTCGAAGAGTGAAGATAAAGATGAAGATAAAAACGAAGATGAAGATAAAGAAGAAATTAAAAAATAATTTAAGTGTCATGCTGAGCTTGTCGAAGCATGACGTCACATTTCGACAAGCTCAATGTGACAATAAAAAAGGATAAAAATTATGGAACGCGCTAACAAACACTTAATACTTGCAAAGCTCGAAACCGAGTATGGCACAGATCCTACACCAACCGAAGCTGCAAATGCTTTAGTTACTGCCGGCGACCCGACTTTTGAAGTTATTAACGAACCGGTGCAAAGAGCAATTCCCCTTGCTTACTTTGGTAAGATTGCTCCTATTGCAGTGGGTACAGGATTAAAACTAAACTTCTCAACCGAACTTAAAGGCAGTGGTACTGCCGGTACTGCTCCTAGAGAAGGATGCTTATTCAGAGCTTGCAACATGACCGAAGCGCTTGTGGCAGTTACAAGTGCAGCTTATACACCTAATTCAGTTTTTGAAAGTGAATCTGTTACACTATGGTTTTGGGCCGATGGTAATGTACATAAAATTTCCGGTTGTGTTGGTACTTTCAAAATATCGCTTAAAACCCGGGACATAATGAAAGTGGATTGGGAATTCACCGGTATATATGCAAGTGCACACATATCTAATGTTGCTTTTCCGGATCCCACTTATGCAACTGTTGCACCTCTTATTTTCAAAGCAGCTGGTTTTACTTATAACAGCGTTGCGACATTGGTAATTACAGAGCTTATGCTTGATATCGGGAACACTGTAAGCAGACGCGATAGTGCAAATGCAACATCCGGCATTGCACGCTACTTTGTAAGTGATAGAGATTCGAAAGGATCTATGAATCCCGAAACGGTTGCATTATCTGGTTTGAATCCATGGACTCTTTTCAATGCGATCACACAAGCAAATATTGCCGCTGCAGTAAGCGGCGGAGCCGGCAACATTGTAACATTAGCTGTAACCGGTGTAACTCTCGAAGCTCCTAAATACGGCAGCCGCGAAAATGTTTTAACATGGGATTTATCATTTAATATAAATCCAACACTTGCAGCCGGTAACAATGCAATTGTAATAACGTTTACTTAAAACGTGAAATGTAAAAATATGAAAAGTGAGACTTCTTTCGATTCACGTTTCACCTTTCACGACGAAAATAAAAAGGAAACTCAAATGAAAAAATATAAATTCTTACTTTTTCTCCTACTCTTACTCTCCGTTCCCGCCCGCGCTCAATTTTTCCAAGAACTCCCGGACTCCATTGCAGTAGGTGATTCCGCTTCTGCCGGTGTTGATCTTAAAAGTATGCACCTCCTTGCTATCAGCACACCGGATACACTTGCTAATGATACACTTACATTTTGGACTTCGCCGGATAATGTTACTTGGGAAAAAGTTTACTTCAATTCCGGCAGCGGTTCTATATCAACAGAACTTAAGATTATTGTAGTTGCGGGTAAATATAATGTATTGGCTCCTAAAGAAGTCTTTTTTTTCAGACGTTACATAAAAATACAATACGGTACTGATGCAAATGATGGTGGTACCGATGCAGCCGGTGCCAATGATCTTTTTACAATTATCGCGGGCTATTATTAGTCTTCGACTTGCCACGGCGAAAGTAATGGGTGGCAGGCAAGCTCAGACTGACAAGCGTGGTGTTACATTGAGCTTGTCGAAATGTGAGCGGAGTATTATTATAACTTAAAACCGAGAGGGAACAAATGAGAGACCTTAAAACTTCTGAAAAAAACGAACTGCTTATCTTCGATAATGCAAGCGGTTCACGAATTTTAATTTACTATAGCACACCAACAACCAAGGACCGTTTACAATTTAACAGTTTAGTATTACAAGCGCTCACCGAAACACGCGATGCAGAAAAGGCACAAGAGGTGCAGATAAGCTTAGCGCTCGAAAAGATTACTGGGTTTGGTGAAAATTGTTTTGTTTATGACGGCAAGCAAATATCCAGCAATAAAGAAGATGAAAACTATTACGCCGGGTGGCGGTCATTACTCAAAGAAACTGCCGCCGATATTCTTATAACCTTTGCACGTACAATTTTTGCCGAACCAAACTTTGTACTTAAGAATGATAAAGGTGACTTAAAAAGTTTTTTTACCAAGAGTTCGAACAGTTCGAAAATAGGTGGACCGCGGAAAAACAAAAAGAATACGAATCCGTAGGGTATCCGAAAGAATATATTGAACTGCTTAAGAAACAATATGAAACAAATTTTATTCCCGATGCACGCTTTACGTTTGCAATATTTATTTACAACCTAGAAAAAGCTGGTATGCATTTTAACATGGATGACTTATCACTTATAGAATGGCAATATCTCGGTGCTTTCAAAGATGCTATGAATGAATTTCAATACAAACAAATTAAACACAAACATTAAGGGTGTTGTCACACTGAGCTTGTCGAAGTGTGGCGTCATGGTTCGACAAGCTCACCATGACAATAAAAGGTAAAACATTTGGCTAATAAAGTTGAAATAGAAATAGACGGCAAAAACCAAGGCGCGGTAAAAGCGATCAACGGTGTTGAAAAAAAAGTACTTGATTTAGATCGTGTTACAAGTGGTTTGTCTGGCAAATTAGGTGGTATGGGTAGCTTATTGAGTACTGCTTTCAGTCCCCTTGCTATTATAGGTTTTGGCACTGCAATGGGTTACGCAATTAAACGTCAGATAGATTTTGCAGATGAAATTGGAAAGACTGCTCAAAAAATCGGCATATCAACCGAGGCATTGTCAACTTTAAAATATGCTGCAGACCTTGCCGATGTTTCGTTTCAAGAATTACAAACAGGTATAGCTCGCTTATCTAGAAACATGTTTGAAGTTTCTCAAGGTGCTGGACAAACAGCTAAAAAGGCGTTTGATATTCTGGGTATTTCGGTGGTGGATTCAACTGGTAGATTAAAAGCTTCGGATAAAATATTAATAGATATTGCTGAAAAATTTTCGAAGATGAGGGATGGTACATTAAAGACTGCAACAGCCATGTCAATATTTGGTAGAGCTGGAGCCGAATTGATTCCGTTTTTAAATCAAGGTGCTGAAGGGATTAATAAATTACAAGAAGAGGCAAGAAGATTAGGGATAGAAATAGATGAACGCACGGCTGCAAGTGCTGAAAAATTTAATGATAGTTTAACTACTCTTAAATCTACTGCTGAGGGATTGGCTATTCAAGTTTTACCTCCCTTGTTGGAAATATTAAATGATATTTCTACCTCTATTCAAGGAATGAATCTTGGCGAAAATATTCCTAAAATAATTGAATTATATAAGAAAATAGCTCCGGGTTTGAATTTTGGTAAGGGCAGTATGATAAATGATCAGGAGTTCCAAAATAAATTATTGAGGCAAGGATATATTGATGCCACCACATATAAGGTTGCGTTAGAGGGAACTTTAAAACCATTACAAGATTCTAGAAGTGAATTAGAAAAAATTGTTAATGCACAAGGAATATTTAATAATACAGTTTTACCAGTAACAAATGATAAAGTTAATAAACTTGCCGATCAATGGGAAAATATAGGCCAAAAACTCCGGCTTGATATTAACACCCTTGGCTTAGATCCGCAGCAAGAAAAACTAATGCGGCTTATTGCCCAAGCGGAAGAGTACCATGCCAAGTACGATAGAATTCCCGGTGCATTATCAACCATAAATGATTATCTGCTTACTCAGCTTTTTACAATTTATAAGCTTAATGAAGCAAAACCATTAGAGCAAGCAGCGCCTATTCCCGGCGGCTTCTCGATGGAGCAAATAAAGTTTTTACATGATTCGCAAATTGCATTAAGTGCTGAGCTAACCGAATCCGAGCTGATGAATTATGCTTTAAGAACCGATGCCGCTTTGCAGATGTACGATAACATCGGCGGGGCACTTCAAAACTTTGCAATGCTTTCCGGCAATACCAACAAAACAATGTTTGGTATTTATAAAGCTTATGCAATAGCTCAAGCCGGTATTGCTACTTATACTTCTGCAGTGGAAGCGTATAAAGCAATGGTTGGTATTCCTATTGTAGGACCCGGACTTGCAATTGCCGCCGCCGCCGCTGCCACTGCTTTTGGACTTTCGAACATAGCAAGAATCGCTTCGATGCAGCCAGGCTCATCGGGTGGAGGTGGAGTTGGCGGGAGTTCCCTCTCACCGCCTTCTGCCTCTTCAATACGAAATGAAAATGTAACTAACAACTCACGCTCTATTGTAGTTAATGTGTACGGCTTTGTTGGGATGGATAAGGATGCCATTGCACGTGAGCTTGCACCCGCTCTAGAAAAAGCTTGGAATGATGGAGTTGGTAATGGATAGAAAATTAAATGCCATACTTCGACAGGCTCAGTATGACATTCGTAATGTCACCTTATCCAAAGGACTCCTTTCGGAGAGCTTGTCGAAAGGTGTCGAAGTATGAAGCCAAACGAATTCATCAAATACTATCTGCCTTACGCAGAAGAAAACGAAAAAGAAACCGGTGTGCCGGCACTAGCTACACTGGCGCAAGCTGCGCTCGAAAGTGGATGGGGTCAGCATGCACCCGGTAATAATTTTTTTGGTATTAAAGCGGGTAAAAGTTGGAAAGGTGAAATACAAGTTTTAACCACACATGAATTTGAAGGTGATAAAACAATTACTATAAAACAAACCTTCAGAAAGTATGCCTCACCTTTGGATAGCTTTAAGGATCATGCCGCACTTCTTAAAAAAAGATGGCCTAAAGCATTTACTTACACCGATCCGGTTCAGTTTATAAATGCAGTGCAGAATGAACATCCTTACAAATATGCAACAGACCCCGATTACTTACGCAAGATGTCGCAGCTTATTTATTTATTAATGGATGAAAAAAAAAGAGGCAACTTATGAGTCTTCGACAAGCTCAGACTGACATGCTTCGACAGTTCGACAAGCTCACTGCTCAGCATGACAACCGTACAGCTTCCCCTCTTGGGAGGGGAACGGAAGGGGTGGGTACTGTTGACAAGCACTTTACCGGCGACCCGGATAAAAAAATATTTGATGAGCCGATTGGCGATTTACCAAATCTTGCTGAAGAATTGAAAATTCAAAATGAAAAATTAAAAATTAAATACGAAAAGCGTAAACAAATAATTCTTAAACTAAAGGAGTTCACAATGCTAAACACATTAAAAAAATTCGTTGACTTTCTATTGAAGTACAAAAATGCGGTTACAAACATAGCCGGATTTATCTTTGCACTAGCAACATTTGTAAACGAATATTTGGTAAGCAACGATCCTAACATCTGGAATTTAATAATGGCAGTTGGTGTATGGATAGTTGCATACTTCACCGGTAAATCACCATTAAAATAATCATGTCATGTTGAGCTTGTCGAAACATCACATCACACTTCGACAAGCTCAGTGTGACCATTAAAGCTATGTCTGAAACACAAAAAAATACTTTTTGGTGGTGGCTTAAAACAACAGGACAAGTCTTGGGTACTACTGCCATTGCATTCACTCCAGAATTATTGCAGCTATTACCGGAACACACATTGCTCTTTAAGCTTGCATTGCCTATTGGCTTTGCAGTAAAGCTGTTTATGGTAAAATCCGATTACCAAAATAATTCCGAAAAACTTCCGGGTGGTGTACGAAGTGTAATGGATAAAATTCCAAATAAATACACCGGTATTCGTGATTCTAAAAATGCAGATTATATTAAATAATGAAATAATGAATGTCATGCTTCGACCCCGCCACGGCCAAGTTAATGAGTGGCAGGCTAGCTCAGCATGACAAAAGCAAGCGTGTCATCTTGAGCTTGTCGAAAGATGTCGAACCATGAACCCTATTATTTTATACAAAAACTATTTAGCCAACAACACACTTACTGTAACAAGCGAAGCAAGCGGTTACAGCAAGGATAATCTTATTGATTGGCGGACTTTCACAAAATGGAAAGCAAGCAGTTCGGCCGATCAGAATATTGATGCATTTGTGGATAACGACCAAGCATACCTAGAGCTTGCGGAAGGTGGATGGCTCGAAACCGAAGGCGGATTTTTAGAGCTTGAGGACGGTGTTGCTCCCGATGCACTATTTATTTTAAACCATAATTTAAAAACAATTGGTGCTACAATAACAATACAATACTCGCTTGATGCCGGTGTTAGTTATACAACCATTCATTCCTTTGTGCCGGCAACTAATAAAGCGCAGTTTGTAATATTTAACTTAACCGATATCATAGTATCACAATACTGGCGCATTAAAATAACCGGTGCAACTGCAGCAGCCGAAATTGGAATTTTAATGCTTGGTAAAAAGCTGCAGTTTCCTTGGCCGCCGGATAATCAAGTAATACCAAAGCAAGAAAGCATGAAGCTTGCCAGCGAAATATCTCAAGAAGGTCATCTCCTCGGGACGGTGCTTGCTTACAATGGTATTCAGATAAATCATAAATGGAGTAATTTATTACGGCAATGGACCGAAGGAACATTCGAACAGTTTTGGGACAGTCATGCAAAGTTTATTTATCCTTTTGTTTACGTGTGGGATTTAACTAACCGCCCGGATGATATTTTTTACGTGCGTGTAAATACCGATATGGTGTATCAAGAACCGCTCAGCAAATTAAGCTACGCGGATGAACTGCAATTACAAATGACCGGAATAAGCGAGTAAGATGAAGATGAAGATTAAGAAAACACAATGTCATGGTGAGCTTGTCGAACCATGAGCTACGATAGCAAACAAGCCGCAATTGTCCGTACAAAAATAGATCTACTAGTGATCGAATTAGATTACTGCGGCAATACTTATGGAGTTGCGCCATGCACTGCAAGCGGACCCGCGGCTACTAAATGCTTTAACACTTTTCCCACTTGTCAGGACAAATCAAATTTTACAAAGACAACAAAGCAGTATAAATATATTAATGCGGCGCTGCCTTTGCGCGTGATTAAAAATTACTATGGCTGCCGTCCATATATTAAAAGCTATAACGAACTGCCAACAGAAATAAAAGAAAAAGACACCGTTGTTAAGCGGCTTAAGGTGGATTTGTTTGATGAAAATGATAACGACTTTGGAATAGATCCTTACGTAACCGGCAGAACCTCAGTGCAAGGCAGCTATTGGAAAAAATTGATTGCACGCAACAGCAACTATAAAGGTAGAATGATCAAGCTTTACGAAGGCTATGAAGGACTTGTAGAGGGCGATTTTCAGCTAAAATTTATTGGTCCCATAGACAACATTATCCTTAACAATGGCATAATGCAAATTGAAGCGGTGGATTTAATGAAAGAACTTTCGAAAATTGACTATCCGCTTAAAACTGATGCGGTACTTTATGAAGATTTATATAAAACATGGGAATGTCAAAGTCAAGAATCAATGCTTTCAACCGATGCTTTGGATGGTGATTATGCTATACGTCAAGATTTTTTACAAATAACTAATGTAGTAATAACTGCCGATAATGGTATGGGAGGAACCCTTGTGGGCGGAACTTATTATGTAAGCTTTGTTGCTTTTGATTCTAATAATAGACCTTTTGCAAAACACCCGGAAGAATCGCAAGTAGTTTTAGCGGGTGGCGATGGGAATATCAATGTAACTTATACGGATATTACCGGAGCGAGTTATTATAAATTTTATATTCGTACTGCTGCCGGAAGCTGGCAATATAGCAACACACAAAACTATGGTACTCAAGCGAGTGCATTCTATAGTTTACCTAATGATCCACAAACACCCGCTGATTTAGCAATAAGATTATTTTTATTTGAAGGTACTGATCCATCTAATATTGCTAACTGGACCGAGCAAGCAAGAAATGTTACATTGAATTTAAAAATAGCTCTTTCTACAGATTTATCTTTATTTGATCAACCCGGTTACATTAAAATCGATAAGGAAATAATTTATTATGAACAAATAATTACCGAATCCTCTTATTATCGTTTTGATAATTGCAGTCACGCTCAGTTTAATTCGAAATCAGATTGGCATGATGAAAATACGATTGTATATGCTTTACTTTTTAAATCACCTCAAAATCCGTTCACATTACTTAAAGCAATGCTTACCTTAGCCGGTATAAGTGCTTCATACATTGATACCAAATTTACTACTTACGAATCTGCGTGGACTGATATTGATTTTTCTACCATCCCGATTGCAAAAGAAATTAATCTTAACAAAATTTATTTCGATCTGGTGAACGCATTGGATTGCATGAGCTGGGTGGGTGAGGATGGTAAAATTAAAATACTAAAGCACAGCGAAGTAGGAACAGTGCCCGCTTTAACGGATGAAGCTAATATTATTTTCGGATCGTTAAGTGTTGATGAAAATGAAAGCAGCCGCTATACTCAATGGTGGCAATATTACAATAGATATGATCCCGAAAAAAGCATTGACGATAAAGAATCGTACAACCGGGCAGTACAATCAATAGATGCCGTTGCTGAAAGTGCCAATGAGTATAACGATGAAATTGCAGATACGCAATATTCAACTTGGCTTAATGTGCTCGGCAATACCGAAGCAGAGCTGGTTACCTACGTAACTGCATTATTGGTATTACGTAAAAACAGAACGCGGGATGCACAGCGCATCTTAAATTTTGATGTTGAATTAAAAGACGGTGCACGGCAAACCGGAGATCTGATTGATGTAACAACTGCTAAAGTGCAAGATACTTACGGTAATAGTGCAGCGCATCGCTATCGTATAATTAAAAAAACTCCAAAAGTTAATCAATTTGGAGTGGTTAATAAATTTGGTTTGAAAGTAATTAGGGTACTGCAATGATAAAAGATAAAAGTAAAAAGATAAAAGTAAAAAAGGGATGCTTCCCCTCTTGGGAGGGGCGAGGGGTGGGTTTGATACTAATGCTAATGCTATTCACCGCCTCGCTTTTTCCACAGCGCGTTGATCAAATGACTACTGCCGATACTTTATCCGGTACCGAATTATTTTATTTACAGCAAAACAATCATGATAGAAAATTAACCTTAATGCGGCTGCTAGGTATTTTGGCGAGTCAAGGTCAAGCTGATTCTATTGGCGTTAGTTACTTGATAGGCGATTCATTAGTAACTATAAGAGCGCTTATAGATGCTATTGAACAAAACGTAACCGTGCTGCAATACGGCGATTGGTCAACACCGGAGGAATATGGATATGTAAGCGGCGATGCTACTGTTTATCTCCAAAAATCCATTGACTCTGCTGGTACAAGGAAAGTTTTATGGCAGCAAAACTATGCAATTTCCGATAGTCTTAAAATAAATATGAATGCCGGGGAGGTTGATTTAATTTTAGCGAAAGG